TTTCTAATTTTTCTGATTTAGCCCATTTTGAAAATCTTTTCTTTTTTCTAATAGAATATAATAAATAATCATTCTGCATCCTTTTGCTCGATTCATGTCTAAGATTCATCTCATTTGCATAAAGAACAGTATCAACAAAATAACTTAATCCTCTATTGATAATAAAAGAATTATAATCCTTTTCAATGATATTCTTATCATCATCTTTAAAAAGATTCTTTTTTCCAAAATTTATATCATTTATAAATTCAAATGGATTCATCATTATCCTTATAACAATAATATTCAGTTTGTCCATCCCACTCTAATTCTATTGTAGGATGATTTCTTAAATATTGTCTATATGGTGAAAATGTAATACCAACTCCCCACCCAATATGTTTCATAATTTCATTCTTACTTACTTTACCATGTCTATCAATAAATGTCAAGATTTTTTTAATTGCTTCACTCTTTTCTGTTACAGGAGTCAAACCAGTAGTCGCCTTATTAATCATATCATTATATGATTTGATTCTATTTGACCACGCCATCACATCTTTTGAATAATTTAAAGTAGCTGTTGCAAACATATTTCTATCATCCAGATCATTTAAATAATGATTCATTAAACTAACCAAGTCATCTTTTGTTTTAAATTTTCCTGACATATTCAGTGGTGAATCTAATCCACCAAACAATTCTGCATTTTCTTCACTCTCTTCATACAGATATGGTAATCCTTGTGCCATTCCATCTTGAGCGGATATAGCCCAGCGGTTTCCACATAAAATTCCAAGATAACTTTTATTTAATTTTGCTAAATAAGGTTCCTTTAATGATACCCCCTCTATGTCAAAATATTCCTCATCCTTTTTATCTGCTAAAGAACACCAGACAGTAAAATCTTGTCTCAATTTTCTTAACTCGCGAATCGCTTCTAGAAAAAATGGATAATTTCTATAATTATTTAAACGATGATTAAATACAATTGTTTTATTTGGCTCTTTACATATATCTTTCGCAATATCTTCATCATTTACACCAATATAATGTGGTTTCATAATAGAAGATAATTTCTTTATAGTTTCAGAATTAAACCACTGAGATGCTTCATTATTAATAATATTTCTTATTTGTGTTTGAGTATTTAATCCACACTCCAACATCTCCAATGTTCCTTGTAAATTATATGACAAATACGTTCTAGCATATTTTGCGAACTCTTTAGTTTCAGTCCAGTGACAATATCCAATAATTGGGAGTCTTCCAAAATGGGTAGCATTAGATAAAAAATTTGATATATTAACAGTCCACTCTGGCAATTGTGAAAATACAAAATCAAAATCTTTATGTTTCCAATCAACAATCTTCAACCACGCATTATGATCAAAGTATCCCCGCATTGAATTTGGATAAGTTGGTAATCTAAGATTGGTATATTGTACCACATTAGGAATATTCAAAAGACGAGAATATGCAGTAAGTGGAACATGCCAAATCAAATCATCTCTGATTTTATTAAGTTCTCTAACCAAATCTGAAAAAAACTTAACAAAAGAATCTTTATCAATATCTTTTTGGTATGTTATATTTGGTACAACTAAAACTTGATAACAGTCTCTTTTTATTTCAATGTCATCAAATAAACTCATCTTATTATATCAATTTTATCAATATTATCTAATGTCCAAAATTCTAAATCTTTTCTCAACCTACCATCTGCCTTTATATTTTCCCATCTTTTCTGAGCCTTCTTTTTCCACCAATTTACAATATTATCAAAATAAAAATTATCAAAATTTGGTTTTTTGATCAACTCACCAGTATTACCAAAAATATAATCTTTAGTATTTTCATACCCATAATCAGAAATATAATATCTTTTTTGAGTAGTAATTGCCATTTTCTCTTTAACAATTTTCAAAAGATTATTATATTTTTCTGTATCATATTTTTTTAAATGTTCTTTAAGAATAGAAAGTATTTTTCCTTGTGTGCGGAACTTTCTACTTGTTGGAATCGCTTGATCATCTTGAACCAATGGCTTTCCATCATTCTTCTCTTCAAGAAATACTCTTGTTTTCTTATACACTTCATCAGAAAGATTTAAAAGTAATTTACTTTCTGTATTACCTTTATGTCTAATATAAGGTTTCAATCCATCATACTGACTCATATTTTTAATTGAACCATATAATGATGTTGTTTCAAAAAACAATGCCTCCATTTCATCATATTTGTTATTTACAAATTCTCTCAATTCATGACAAACACAAATTAATGCAATTAACTTTCCGCCAAGACAATTAAATCCAAATGGTTGTGATGGCACAATATTAAATCCATTAACAAAATGTTTATTAGCAATTTTTAGTGGGGTTTGTTTACATTGAAAATATACATTTCTCGGTTTTATATTAATAACTGGTGAACCTAATTTAATAAATCCTACAAATTTTCCAGTAGTTTTTTCTCTAATACCAAAACGAGAAGACCTGCCAGGGGAATTGTCAGCATTAAAACTCGCTGTCAATTCTAACAAAGTGGTGTAGTCTTTTGTTAATAATTTCCCCTCGGCAGGTTTATCTGAAGTATGGACAATTTCAAATTCCATATCTTCAGGGGCAAGTTCCGGAGAATTAAAGAGATCATCCTCAGGACCAAGCCCAAATAGCGAAAGAGAGCTTGGTAGCCCTTCTAACCTCTTTCGCTTTTTATATCGATAATATGTTTCTATATCAGCAAATTCATCATAAAATCCAATATAATCTTCGTAAATATTTAAAGTTTCTTCTTTATTTAAATTCAACATCAGACATTACTTCCGTTAAACATGCTACCATATTTAATTCTTGGTCTGCGACAAAAGCCGCCTTATATTGATAATCAGCAAGTGATAGTATAATTGAAGGTAATGAAGTTTCAACTGCTGTAAGACTCAATGCGTCATATAATTTTTTAAAAATCTTTGTAGAATCATTATCTAAATTTTCAGTAACCCACCTTCTCATATCATTAAACTTTTTCTGTTTCAACATTCCTAATAAATTATCTATTGACTGATCAGAAATTGATGAAAGAATTCCAACATCAATTTTACCAGAAGAACCATACCGCTGAAGTTCATTCAAAACTCTGCGGAAATCTGGAAAAAATTTATTAATTAATTCAGCAACAACCTTCTCTTCAAATTCAATATTTTCTTTTTGTAAAATAGAAACAATTCTTTTAAAAAAATCTGATGCAATGGTTGGAGAATCCTTTTTACTAATTTTATAATCAATAACCGCACATCTTGAATGTATTGGTTCAATAATTCTATTTTTAAAGTTGCAAGTAAAAATGAAAGAACAATTAGAAGAAAATCTTTCTATAAATCCTCTCATAGCAGGTTGAGTTGATGCGGGATTAAGATAATCCGCCTCATCAATTATAACAACTTTTCTTCCTCCCGTCATAGAAACAGAAGAACAATATTGGTCTAATTTAGACCTTAAAAGATCAATTCCAGATTCTTCAGAACCATTAATAATAATATAATCAGATTCGGTTTCTCTACATAATGCAATTGCGGAAGTTGTTTTACCAACTCCTGCTCCACCAGAAAGCAAAAGATTTGGCACATGATTATTATCCACAAATTCTTGTAAAGAAGTTTTAATGCCATTGGGGAGAATACAGTCTTGTATTTTCTGAGGACGGTATTTTTCTACCCAAAGAATATCTTTATTCATTTACCAACTTTTGTTTCAGTAATTTCTATAAATTCTAACGTTTTATTTTCTTTCACAATTTCAGCTTCAGCAGTAGCTTCTTTTTTTGTTTTAAATACTCTAGTTAACGTCATTTTTGTTCCAACTCTTCTAAAAACTATATTAAAAAGTTTGGTTTGTTTTTGTGTCTTTTTCTTTTTCTTTGCAGCCACGATGCCTCCTAATTAAATTTTGAAGAAGATTCAGTAGCAATCCAATACTGAATATTTACTCCCTTTGCTTTAAAATGTGCAATACCTCTTGAAGAGATTTGAACATCATAATCATCTCTCATTAATTTTATGTTTTCATGTTTGAAAACAACTTGAAAAGTTTTATCTGTCGTACCAACTTCAATTCCCAACTCATCCGTTGAAGAATTGTTAACATCCATTACAGTAAGTTCCATTTTAGAACCATTTCCAATCACACCAACTTCAGGAAGATGTAAAACTGCAGACGCTCTCATAAGAGAATCTAAATCAACTTGAGTTAAGGTAAATTTGATTTCAGCTTCCGGAAATTCAATCTGTTTTTCAGGTGGGGCTACAAACATTGATGGATCAGCATATACGTACTTCACTCTCTTGTTACCCTCAATTATTTTAACATGATCAGAATTAAAATCAAAAGTCGCTTTATTGAACATTGCTAAAGTTCCAAGAAACTTATTCAATTCATAAACAGCGAAATCTTTAGGAAATTCTTCAGTAACTTCTGCTTGTGCGAGAATATTTTTTTGAGGGGAGACTGTTTTGAGAATTTTTCCTTGTTTAAATGCAAGAGATTGATTAATCTCAGAAAAATTCTTTAATATATTTTGTGTTTCGGTAGATAATTCCATAATATTTCATCCTATTAAATTATTGTTTAAACTTATATTCTATCATTAGATTTCTAATATGTCAAGTTATAATTTATTTTATTCTCCTTTTGGGAGATTTTTTTCTATTTTTATTTGACAGTTTACCAAGTTTCTCTTTTCTTTCTTCATGAAATGGTCTGGTTTCTAAATCCATTCCATGAGACGCATATTGTAATTTTCCAAGATCTTTCATTGTACCATGAAAAACATAATGTCCAACATGCTGTATTTCCATCCAAGGGCATAACCAAGTTGATATACCAATCTTTCTAACCATTTGACAAAACATATAATCTTCTGAAAGATAGCGATCTGTTTTATTTGAACTACCTCCAGGCATCCATTGATCATTATCTATGATAGTATCAAAATATGCATGAATATATCTATCTCCTGAAAAATGTTCTGTTCTATTATGATCTGGTTTATAACTAAGTTCTGGATAAGCCTTTCTATATTTTTCAAATACAGAACGATGTATCATCATAAATCCTGTTCCAACTTCCAAAACTTCTAATGGTTCATCTAATTTTATCTTTCCATCTTTGGTAGTTCCTGCAGGATTAAATACGAAATCTCCTGTATATTTTTCTAAGTCCATTGGGGTCGCATCACCCAAACCTCTATCAACTGCGTTACGAACTTTCTCCCAAGCAATTGTTTTTTTAGGATATGGCCCGCCAACAATTGATTTTTCTTTTCCATCACATAAAACTGCAAGAGAAATTAAATCTTCAGGATTAAAAGCGATATCAGAATCAATAAACATTAAATGTGTATATTGTTCAGCTCTCAAAAATTCATCAACTAGATAATTTCTTGCTCTGGTAACTAAAGATTCATTAAACAAATAAAAAAACTTTAAATCCATACCATATTTTGTAGCAAGCGTAACAGTATCTATAGCAGATCTTGTGTACATTCCTGAACACATTCCACCATACATAGGAGTTGCTACAAAGACGCGCTTTTTTCTTAACTCTTCAACTTGTATTTTTATTTCCATAGGCCACTTTCACTTGAGCATTAAAAAGAGTGACAATTTAACTTATCACTCTTTATTTATTACCATGCTTTCAGATTATCATCTTCTGCTGAAATATTATCATGGTCAGATTCAGAAAGATCTCTTTCGGGTTCCGCTGATACATCAGCATCGACTTTAGTATAAAGATCTCTAAATGATATTTTTGTTTCATCATCAAATCTATTAATACAAAGATCAATAGACTGTAACCGGTCACCAAAAATCGAATACGCTTGACAAATATGTGCCAGACGTCGTGTTGCGATAATTTCATCACATCCACCATCATAAAAGGTCTTACGAATAATATCAGACCAATTTACAAGTTTGTTCGCAAAATCTTGATCAGGACATCCAAGTGAACTCAAAAGTTTATTGACAATATTTTTCTCAATAGCGATTGAAGGATATTCCTGTTCAACTGTGATTGGAAAACGCTCAAGAAACGCCTCATTCATAATGTTGGTTCCAATGAATCTTCCATCTTCACTTCCCTTACCTTTAGTATTGGCAGTTGCTACAACAGTAAATCCGTGTGAAGGTTTTACCCAGCGATTTACTTTTTTCAAATAAACGCCTTTACCCTCAAGTACAGGTTGAATACATGCAATCTTCATAGTCGCATAATCAATCTCATCCAAAAGTAATACCGCACCACGTTCCATTGCTTTTACTACAGGACCATCTTCCCAAACAGTTTCACCATTCACTAAAGTATAATGCCCAAGTAAATCATCTTCATCAGTTTCAGAAGTGATATTAATTCTGAAAAGTTCTCTTTTCAATTCTGCTGAAACTTGCTCAACCATTAAGGTTTTACCATTTCCAGAAAGTCCTTGAACCCAAACCGGATAAAATTTTCCAGATTTGACAATTCTCGCAAGTTGCTTATAAAATCCAAATTTTACATAATTTGGATCTTTTTCAGGAACATAAATTGGAGTGTTATCAATCACAACTTTTTTCTCAACATTAACTGGTACAGGTTCCAATGTTACCTCGGGGGTTATTGGAACAACTTGAGCCAAACTCGGCCCATCAAAATTTGGAACCTGAAACTGGTTCCTAGCAACTCGATAGTTTGGATTTACAAACCATGTTGCTGTTTTTCGACCCATCTCTTTTGAAAGTTCAAGAGCCTCAACTTTGGAAAGTACATTCCTTCCATATTTTTCTTGAGCCTTCTTAAAAAATTCTATTTGGTGGTCTTTATATGTATTCATCATATCCTCATTATATATTGGTTAACTTTCTCTACTCAATCTCAATTACACTTATATTATACCAGGTTTCAGGCACAATGTCAAGTTTTTTATGCCGCAATCATATCAATCATTTTATTTAAAATGACTCGATTGGTCAGCTTCCCACCAACCATCTTCTTAAACGCAGTTCTAATTTGTCCTTTAGAAGATTCTGCGGTTAAATTATCCAGATTTGCATCTTCAACATCTGACATCTTATTAGTATTGATGTAATATCTTTCATCATATCCTGAATCATTTTTCATCGCGATACTTCCATTCTTTTTCCATTCTTTTTCCATGTTCTGCATCGCATCCCATTCAAATTGATATCTTCCACGCTGCTTAAACCACTTACGGTCTGCCAAAAAGAATCCAATTACATTAACTCCAGTTGCTTCTCGAAGAAGATTCAAATAATCAGAAGTTCTTCCTGAACCAATATCTACTTGTTTTCCATTCGCACATTTTATAAAAACTCTTGCTCCACTACCATAATGCTTTTCCTTTGGTTTTAATGGATAAAAATTCACAGACACGAGGGACATATCTTTTTCTTCTCGAATAAGACGACTATTACATCTACGAGATTCTCCATCAGTCAAATATACAGTATTGACAATCTCCGCTCCCGTACGCTTTTTAAATTCTGGAACAATTGTTAATGAAGTCAAAATTGCTTCGTCTAATGGTGTTCCTCCAAGATGATAACCTTCAGGAGTTTGCAACCACTTTTTTTCTCTTGAATATGAATAACGATATACAATCGAATGACCGAGACCAAGAAAATATTTTGCACCTTTTTGAAATTCTCTCTTATTCATTCGACTTGAAAGAAGATTTAAAAGTCTAAAATTTCCAATAGATTGTACATTTTCTCCAGCATTACGAATTTTATCTTCCCATCTTTCATCTTTTAAATTTTTATTAAAAGCCATAGAAGAACTATCAGTAAATGCATAAACTTCAAAAGAAATCTGAACCTTTTCACAAAATGCCGCAAGAACTAAACATTGTTCAACAGTTTCAAAAATGTTCTGATGCATAGAACCAGACCAATCAATGAAAAGAAGTAGTCCATGACTTTTTCCATCAGGAACTACTGTCATCTTCTTAAAAATATCTTCACTATAGCGATACTTAAACAAAGTTCCAGAATCAATAACTCCCGTCTTCGCTGTAAGAGAGCGGGAATGCTGAGTTGCCGCTTTCTTCATTTCAAATTCTTTTGCCAAATAATTAATAACTTTCTGATGTTTTTTTCTAAATTCAGACCAAAGGTCATTAAAAATATCAAAAGTAGGGCCGGAAGTTACTCCCCAACCAAGTCCGGCTTTCGAACCACCACTTCTTTCATACTCATCATATTCTTCTCCATATCCCCAAGAACCGCCACTCTTCGCAGTTACTTCTTCGATGTCTTTAAAAACTCTTTTGTAATCAACAACAAAATGATCTAAATTAGCTTTTGCTGCTTCCAAATAAAGATAAGATGT